CGGCTCGTCTATCAGATCTTCAGAAACCCACATCGCCGGACGCATCGAATACGAGCTCGAGTAGTAGCTGCGGCCCCAACCACCATTGGAGTTCACGCTCAGCACGTGCTCCGCACCGTAGCAACCCGGTGCGCTATCACCGGTTGCCAGCCAGTACCCTTTTTCACAGTTCGGGATATAGCGAGAATACTTACGCCATTCATCGAACGTCAGCGGCGCAGCCCAAAAGAGTATATTGCCGTAATTCTCGCGTCCATCCATCGTCAGCAGGCTGACCTCGTGTGGATAAATCAGGTAGTCGTATGCGGCAGCCTCGTACTTCTTAAACCACTCGTTCACCTTCTTGCGCAACACGCTGTTTCCGTAGTCATTCGTTGCACCGAACTCCGTAATGTCTGTCGGTTCTTTCAGCAGTACAAACAGTTTGTCTTTGCCGTCCTTTGCTGTGCCTTCCTCCGCGTCCAGCACCACAAATTCCGTTCCCTTGATGGTGACAATTTCACCGGGCTTGTATTTACTCATTTACATCTCCTCCAATTCTCTCAGCTCCCGCAGCCCCATGTTGGACTTGCGCCGCAGCTCATCAACCGTCATTGCTTTCCTCCGGCATATCATCCATCTTAATGCGTTCCTTCGCCATTTCGATTGCAAGGCGGTATACCTTGGCGTGTGTGTTATCTCCGTGCGTTTTCTGTACTGCGGCGGCAAACTCGTCCAAATCTCCGAAGAAGCAACCTACAATTACTTTGATTTTTTTATCCCGGCAGGCGAAGAAAGTTGCCGTGTCATCGCGCGAACCAACATTGGAAATCCAGAAAATCGCACCGCGCTTGTAAACCCGTGCGTTGCCGTAAACACATGCGTTGCCGTAAACCCATGCGTCGCCGTAAACCCATGCGTTGCCGTAAACCCATGCGTCGCCGTCAACCCATGCGTCGCCGTAAACCCGTGCGTTGCCGTAAACCCATGCGTTGCCGTAAACCCGTGCGTTGCCGGAAACCCATGCGTCGCCGTAAACACATGCGTCGCCGTAAACCCATGCGTCGCCGTAAACCCGTGCGTTGCCGTAAACCCATGCGTTGCCGTAAACCCGTGCGTTGCCGGAAACACATGCGTCGCCGTAAACACATGCGTCGCCGTAAACCCATGCGTTGCCGGAAGCATCAAGGTTTTCCTCTTTTCCAATCCATCCGCCTAGTTCCCCAGCTTCGACTTCACCGAACGAAATCAACGCCCGAATGCGATGCAGGGTATTCCCTAAAATCGCTTTGGTTTCTCCGGTAAATTCAAACTTTTTATTCATTGTTTTCCTCCTGTCGTTTGCCTTACGCCGTTTTTGTTACATATACAACCGTCGCTATTACCGCTAACGCAATCAATCCAGAAAGCAGCATAACAAACGTATCAAGTGCAAAGTTGGCAATATTTTCCCGCAAAGGACGGTATTCCGCACGCTTTTTATCCCAACGAAACTGTTCGATTGCACGCTTGATGAACACGCCGCAGCCAATCAGCCAGATGATTGCGCCAAAACATACTAAAATTGTTTCTTCCATGCCTCACTCTCCCATTCTCCGCAACCGCTTTCCGCGTCCATAAAATCTTCCCGGTGCTCGCTGTCACCGTTGCAGCACGCACCGCAGAACGGTTCGTACCACTTGCAGGTTTTGCAGGTTCTCATAAGTCACCCCACTGTTCCGCCATTGCTCGTGCAATACCGGGGAAGGTTTTGCTAGC